CAAAGGTCAAATCGCTTTCTGGCTTTGATGCACCTTCAGCCGTTTCAGACGCATTGTTGGTAAATACGTTTTCGCGCACATACTCAGTAGCGTTTGATGTAGTTGGAATACGGTTAACAAAGTCCAGAATAGTCAACGGGCGGAAAGCGCCGCCAACGATACCAGGCAAACGATCAGCTTGAACCAATACACCATCTGGTGCCTGTGGTGAACCACTCTCGCCCAAAATTGTGTTTTTGGTTTCTAATCGGATTTTGTTTGTGCGTCCGTCCTTGAAGTCTTTAAATTGAGCAGACTTTACAAATTCCTGACCCAATGTGTCGTTGACTTCCTGTTTGGCCAACTTAAAACCTTTTTGCGCCAACTCTTGAAACTCAGTTTGTAAATCGTTGTGCTTTTCTAGCAAGCCTTTTAGCTCTTGCTTAAGATCGGTAGATGCCTTCTCGCTATTTTCCGCAAGCGATTTATATTGCTCAAGTTTCTCATCAACTCTTTGAGTTACCGCTTGCAAGCCCTTTTCAACTTTTTGAATGATTTCGGTTTCCATTTTAATTCCCTTAGATGCTGAAATTTTTAAATAAATCCTCAAGATTGTTTACAATCTGCTCTTCTTTCTCAGCATCACGCCGAGTAATGGCCTTAATCTGAGCAACTATTGCCTTTGATTCCGACCTACTGAAACGCCCAGCATCACGCAGGACTGATTCAATATCTTTCAAATTAACGCAGTCGTCAAGCCTTGATTTCACATCACCAACCAACGCCATTGCATCGGCGGGTTCTTCTACGACGCTAATTTCAATAAGTTCAATCTTGGTTAACAGCGTTCGGCCTTCTTCAAGTTCTTCATAACCTCGGACATAATAACCGATTGACATTCCATCAATCGCGCCATGCTTTAAGCTTGCGTAGACGTCTCTTGCTAAACTGTGCCCAGGCGTTAACTCGCCCTCAACATATAAACCGCGCTCATCAACTTTAATTTTTGTCCACTTGCCAATAACTGAGCCGTAGTGATTCCAGCGCATACGGATAGGGCGCTCTCGGTTTTTTAATGTTTCGTCATAAGCTTTTGGGTCAATCGTATCGCCATAGGCGTCAATTCCACCAAAAACAGAGGCATAGCCAGAAAACCTCATTGCGCCATCCTCTGCCGCCTTAATCTTGCACTCACTTAACGTTAGTGTTTTAACTTTTAATTCATCGTCCATCATTAACCCCTGTGCTTGGTCTGCCCATGACGCTATCTAACGGCACCATTGTACCATTAACTAATAATTGATCTCCACCTGTTTTAGGCTCCCATCCCTCAAGCTTTCTTGCTTCGTTTGGTGTAATAACGCCAGCCTGAATCCCTTTACCATATCCATCAAATCGGCTCGCCTGATCCATCCTCAACAAAGCGTCAAAATCAAACTCAACCGACCATTTTTGAGAATCAGAGGCGCTCATTAGATTAGCCCGAATACCCGCCTCAAATCGCTCTAAATAAGGACGCAAATTCAGCTTGTAAAAACCTTCAATAATCTGCTGAACGCCGCTGCCCCAAGTGGTTGAACCCGCCGTGTCGTTAATCAAAACAGAAGGAACACCCAAAAATCGAGCCGCGTCCTCAAGCTGAAACCGGCGAGATTCAAGCAGTTCAATGTCTCCCGGCGTCATGCTGATTGGCGAATACTTCATTCCGCCCTCAAGTACAAACAAGTTATCGTCATTGCCCTCTGCAAGCTCTGACATACTTTCCCTAATTTTACCTCTCTGCTCTTTGTTTAAAACCTTGTCAATGGTCAAAACGCCAGTAGGCTTACCGCCATTTTTATAAACGGACCCGATCCGATTTTCTGCGGCAATCGAAATCCCCAGCGAATTAGCCGCATGACTTAGCGGGGACAAGCCAATAATTCCATTTCCAAAAATTTTCGTATGCCAAACCGACTCAGAAGAAAAAACTTTGGCCCCGTTTTGGGTTAAATACTTGTGAATAATCTCGCCGTCACTCAGCAATTCGGTTTGAGTCTGGGCGGACATCAACGGCAACAACGAAATAATACGGCCTGTAGACTCCATACGCTCAACCGAAGAATAGCAATTGCCATCCGTCACCAGGTTAAGCATGAGCGTTTCCCAAAACTCGACCTTTGTTTGGTAGCGGTTTGGCTTAACGTTGAGCAAATACCAAAGGGGGTGGCTTTTGTCTGGGGTCTTTTTGTCGCCGTCGATGCGATAAAAATTGATTGGTAAGCAAGCAACCGTTTCAGCCAGCAACCTACAACCAGCCCACCAAGCAGATACACTAAGGGCTGTGTCAAAATTTACATTAGCTGCTGGAATTGATGGCTCTGACCGCCGGTAAGACATCTGAAGCCCTGGCCGTTGCGTCAAGCCCTGCGAGCTACCAAAAAAAGATAAAAAATTCCGCAGGATAGCCAAGATTACCTCATTTTAATGGGGTTCATTATAAAGTCATCTATACCAGATTTAGACTCTGGGTTCAATGATAACAGAGATACCGCATTAAACAAAGCAATCAGCGGGTCAATTTTTGCTGACCCGCTTTGTTGTTTGGTAATGCTTTTTGCATTTCCTACCTGCTTAACCTTCGCATTTCCAACGCACCAATTCATGAGCTTTAAGCCGCTGTGCCTTATTTTTTTGGCTTGCAGTTTTCTTTCTGTGGTCATAATCGCGCCGTTCATTTTCCAGCCCTGAGACACCCCTAAAATCAAATCTTCGGGAATGCCTTGCGCTTCGATCGCTTCGATAATACCACCAAGGCCGTGCGGGTCTACCCCAATACGATCAAGCAATCCAGAGTCATAACACTTTTTTACTATATCGGCCACCTGGTTTACATCCTCTCCGGCGGTTTCGATAATCGTCAAACTACCCTCTTGCTCAAAATCCTCAAAACGACTTGCCTCTTTTTTCCTAAGCTCTAAAACTGAGGTATGAATCCAAGCGTGCTCCCACGTCATCCATTCATCATCGGTACCAACAATTCGACCTGCTACACAAAACCCAAGCATATCGTCAAGACCACCGCCGTCAATTCCAATTTCTATTACTTCACACCGCTTAATTAAATCATCCAACCCGAACGGCTCAACAAAACATTGCTCCCAATGGTCTGCACCCTTCCATCGGTCTGAGCGCAAATTTACGCCTACTTCGACGTTCAAATGTTTTGCGCAAAACCTTTGTAAACTCTCCTGACCTTCTGCCTCGGCTTTTTTGTATTCTCGCCTTAAATAATTCTCATCGACCGAATAGCCAAGATTAGGATTAACAAAATAAAAATTTTCAGGATCACGAAAACTTTCATTATCAATCATGTTTTCCGGATACTCATAAATTATCGGCACAAACTCAGGGTCTATAATTTTTCCATCCCTGACGTCTCGTGCGTATTGCAATTTCTCACGAAATACACCAGTTGGAGGCTGATCGCTTTGCGTGGTCAGCCAAATAATAAAACCCTCTGGTCTTGCCGCTAAACCTCCTTGAGCCTCGGTGAACATCGAACCCGCCCCTGACATCTGGCCGAACAAATGCAACTCATCAACCAACAATCCAACCGACTTTGAGCCGCCAACCGTGTTGGATTCAGCCGCCAAAACTCGCAATTCAGCCTCATTGCCTCTATGCCGGATGGTTTTAACATGCTCTTGGATGTGCATCAAATCAACCAGCTCATCATCATGGCGAACCATGTCGCGAGCCGGAGTAAACGCATTTTTTGCAACGGTCACAGTCGGCGCAATAATCGTGAACTCAGCAGAGTTACGCCAGTTTAAAATCTGAGCCGTGAGCATCACCGCCGCCGCAATGGTGCTTTTCGAATTCTTTTTCGGGATCAGTACAAACCATTCTTTGATCAACCTTCTGCCAGTCTCTGGATCGTATGCGCCAAAAACCGATGCCACAAAATCCAAAACCCATTGAGCACACGACTCATCAATTGTAGGTGAACCTGGCGCGTCTACAATTTTCAGTTGACGCAGAACCGACAGCGCAGCCTCTGCTTGATCAGGAAACAAAGGAGGCGGGATAATCGAGCGCCCGTCTTTAAGCCGCTCAACCCAATCCAGGCACGAGGTACTGGGTGGGGTCACTTACCACCACTCACTAATTTTGGTGGCTGTGGTGTAGCGAACTTAGACGCCGCCTGTTTTGCCTTTTTCTCGCGCTCTTCTTTTTTACCGGTTTCGCCAAGACGACGGGCTTGATAAGGAAGTAGCTGCCGCGCCGCGTCCATCCTGATCCTCAAATCAACGTCATTGTTTTTCATAAGTTGGCGAAAAAAATAAATCGACTCAGGCTCATCCTTTGCGCAATCCGTATCAATATTCGCTGTTTTAATTTCTGCTTTTTGGGGCGGCCCCTCCGCTACTTTTGGGGGCCTTCCCGCTCCTTCCCTATATCCACCTCTTGCCATCTTAAACTCCTTTTGATTTATTTAATCTTAGTGTACCCCAAATCAAACGAAATCAAAACTTTTCTAAAAGTCAAGCCTAGCGTGCATTTCAAAAAATCGGATTTTTTTCCACAAATGGG